TGAGTGATAGGTTTTTGTCTTAAATCACGGACAAAACAATCTGATGGAGAAAACATATTAGGAATACCATCACCCTTATCACCACGAATAACCTTTTCTTTTAAATCAAGTATGGGGTTATCTGATTTAACATATTTCTTTTGTGATGGATTATATTGTTTAACATTTGCACCATATTGTTGTAATTGCAAGAAGTCACCATCACTTGATAATATCAATATCTTTTGATGTGGTGCAAATCTAGGTACCAAGGTACCAATGATGTCATCTGCTTCAGCACCTTCAACATCAATCACTTTATATGGAAAGTTTGTTTTAAGTTCTTCTTTGAATTTAGATAACATATCAAAGATTAAATGCCAATCTAAATCAGATTTCTCTCTGGTCTTCTTACGACCTGCCTTGTAGAATGGAAATACTTCTTTACGCCAATACTTTCTATTATCACAGCATAATATGACTTCACCATATTCACCTTTGAAGTTCTTAACATGAGTTCTGATGATGTTTAATACCATATGCCGAATTAGATTTTCTTCTAACTTGGTATTCTTTTGATTTGCTATTTGTGCCATAAGACCTGCTAACAGCACCTGATTTAAGTCCACGAGTATCATAATATAATCCTATAAGATTCAATATAGCAAGGATACTATACTTTTATTACTTTGTCAACCTGATTTTGGCTTTACCGGTAAGTTTCTTTCTAAACTTCTTATCTTTTCTTAAAAATTTGCCATCTTCAATTATGCGGTTACAATCTTCAATAATCTTTTCCCACCATGTTATACACTTACGCATCTGTGTTTTGGTATAACAACTATACGCTTCTTTAATTTGTTCGTCTTCTGATACCAATGCTTCGTTCCATGCTTTAATTTGTTCTTGAGCATGATATACAATAGCTTTAGCGTGCATAGGTTTAACGCCTATGTTGTATAGGAAAGAATAATTCTTTATATCAGCCCAATCTTTGATATAATTATCAAATAGACCTTCAACTTCACCCAATAGTTCGTGGGTCTTGTTGGCAGTCCTTTCTTGTATCGTTGGACCTGAATATTCTTCTTTAATTTCTTCTGTCATTCTGGTAACTCTGTTTTTTTAAGTGCTGCATACGCTTCATCAACAAATTCGTGTGATGTAGTTGATTTCTTTGCTACTACACCATACCAACCACCTGATAATAATTTTGAAACATAATAGTATGGGTCTAATAGTATGCCTTCAAATAAATCTAAATCTTTAGTGAGGCCTTCTTTATCCTCTCTATACAATATAATTTGATACATTTGACCTAATTCATAGGTTTCATACACACCTGGATTATTATACATGAATCCTTCAAAATGAATAGTTGAGCTACCATCCTTTTCTTTAGGTGATGCTACAAAATAAAAGGCATCATGGTCGCCTTTTTTAAATTCTCTCAATGTTTCTGGTATATCGCTCAATGTAATCCTTTATATGTGATTTTCTAACTCGACACATTATCCATGTATTATAGTAATCATCACTTAATATTACATCACGAATAAATTGTTCTTTAGTTTCCAGATAACTACATTCACCTTTTGATTTACATAGGTGAATAATCTCTCTACTAAAATTTTCAAGACCTAATTGTAACACATCTTGCTTCAATATGTCACTACTTCCATAGTAAGTTTGCCAATCGGAAAAAGCTTTATACTTTTTCTTTTTGCCTTTTACTTGTTTTGTTTTAGCAGAATAGAAGAATTTTTTACCAATGTATTTCTTATTGTTTGTTATATTTGTTATAAGATATACAAATCCGTAATTATCTTCTATCTGCTCTTCTGTAAAGTCTTTACCTTTATATTGCCAATTTAGTCCCATTGTCCGTCATCATCTTCTGTAGTTTCTTCATCTATATATTCTTCTTGAATATCTTCGATTACTTCACCACAGAATGGACAATATTCTGGTAGTTCTTTTGATACTAATTCATTTACGAATTGAATGCCGTAAGATGAATCACAGTTAAGGCATTCGCCTACTAAAGTTTTGTTTGTCATTTGAGTTCCTTAATGAGCCCAAACATCACTCCAATCACCAGACAATGCGCCTTTTGCGTAATCTGTTGCTCTGTTCTCAAAGAAGTTGGTGTGCGTTGGTGCGTTAATCATCTCCTCTACCCATGGTAAAGGATTCCTTTTCACTTTAAACACACCTTTTAAACCTAATGAGATTAATCGGCGGTCTGCTATATAACGAATATACTTCTTAACATCTTCTGATGTTAATTCTTCCATTTGACCCATATCAAATGCTAGGTCAATAAACTTATCTTCAAGTTCAACCATTCTTTCAGCAATGGTGTAAATTCTGCTCTTTAAATCGTCTGTCCATATTTCACGATTTTCTTCTATATATGTTCTGAATAATTTAATCATGGATTCACAATGTTGTGTTTCATCTACAATAGACCATGTAACAATTTGGCCCATGCCTTTCATTTTACCATGACGTGGAAAGTTCAATAGCATAATGAATGATGAAAACAATTGCATACCTTCTGTAAATGCTGAAAACACAGCAATATGTGTTGCGGTATTTTCTTTTGTGGTATTCTGTGCTGATATATCTAAAACATAATCATGTTTCTCTTTCATTTCAGCATATTCTAAAAATTCATTGTATGTTGTTTCAGGTAAACCTAAAGTTTCAATCAGATGTGAGTAAGCTGCAACATGAAGTGCTTCACGAGCTGCAAAGCCCATCAACATCATTCTAACTTCTGGTTGTGGAAAGTATGGCAAATAATTCTTAACATAGCCACCTGCAACATCAATGTCACCTTGTGTAAAGAATCTAAAAATATGTGTTAAGAATTGTTTTTCTTCGTTTGTTAATTTCTTTTTCCAGTCTTTCACGTCTTCCATCATTGGTACTTCTGTATGTAACCAATGTGATTGTTCGTGCTTTAACCATGCGTCATAAGCCCATGGATAATTGAAAGGCTTAAAATATGTTCTATTTGATGCTAAATCTTTTACTTTGCTATCCATTAAATTTCCTTTTGCCAAAAAACTATTTCCCATTTACCATCTAAATGTTCAACAAGTGCTGAACAGCTCTCGACCCAATCACCATCGTTCATGTATACCATATCATTAACTCTTTTAATTTCTGGTTTATGAATATGACCACAAATAACGCCATCAAATCCTCTTTTCTTGCAATACTGTGCTAAGTTATCTTCAAAATGAAACATAAAGTCCATTGATTTCTTAACTTTATGTTTTAAATACTGACTCAAAGACCAATAACCAAATCCTAATTTATGTCTAAACCAATTGAATTTATTATTAAGGTCTAATACAAAATCATAGGCTTTATCACCAAGAAAACAAATCCAAGGTGCTAGTCTTGTAATACCATCAAACATATCACCATGTATAACCAAATAGTGTTTACCGTCAATACCAATGTGTTCTGCTTGATTTACTATATCAATTACACCAAAGTTTAGACCGTATGGAATCATTGGTCGTAAAAACTCATCATGATTTCCTGTTATGTATGTAACCTTTGTTCCTCTTTTAGCATGACCTAATATTCTACGAACAACATTAGAATGGCTTTGTTTCCATCTCCATTTATTCTGTTGTATCTTCCATGCATCAATAATATCACCTATAAGATATAGGTTATCGCATGTGTGGTGTTTTAGGAAGTTATTAACATATTCGGCTTTACAATCTTTTGTACCTAAATGTATATCAGAAATGAATATGCTTTTGTAATGTTTTTTTTTCATTTAAAAAACCAAATATATGTTGCTATTATGTTTACTATAAAGAAATAAGAATTCTGTAATAATAAAGGAAGATTCTTGTGTGTTCTTGCAAAGTCATACACTAATATTCCATGAGCAATAACAAAACCAGGAAAAGACCATTTCAACCATGGCATTTTTAATGCTACTGATGTTCCTGCTATGATGAATATTGTTAATGCTATCCATTTAATATCAAATTTTTTCATTACCAGTGCCACCATATATTCACAATAATATGAATACAGGTTATCATCTCAACTGCTCTCATAATCCACCATACATATTTGTTATTCATTAACCTTCACAAGCTATACAATCATTTCCTTGAGCGATTTGCGTCATATCAATTTCTTTAATAACTTGTCTTTCAATTCGTTTAGATACTTTATCTGCTTTACCAATCTTTTCTGAACGGCAATAGTATAAAGTCTTTAATCCTTTTTTCCATGCCATGAAATGTATAGCATGAACATATTTAATGTTAGCATCAGGTCTAAAGAATAAGTTTAGTGATTGAGCTTGGTCAATATATTGTTGTCTATCAGCAGCTAATTCAATAACCCAGCGTTGGTCAATTTCCATTGCTGTCTTGAATACTGCTTTATCATTCTCCGACATCCATTCTAAATGTTGGACTGAACCATCATTAGCAATAATAGATGACCATGTGTCATCATACCAATTTTCTGGTTTATCTTTTGATACTCTGATGAGTAATTCATCTAACCAACGGTTCTTATTTAAGAATGAACCGCTTAAAGTATCTTGTCTATATGCATTAGCACGATAAGGCTCAATACTAGGGCTAGTGTTACCCATAATGATTGAACTACTAGCGTTAGGAGCAATAGCCATAAGATGACTAAAGCGGTTACCCGTACCTTCGGCGTCAGGTGCTTCTCCACGTTCTTTACCCAATTTTTTATTTGCATTATCTAATCCTTCTCTGATATGTTTGAAGATCCTATTGTTAGCAACTTTCGCCATAACGCCCTCAAAAGCAATACCATTGCGCTGTAAATAAGCATGCCATCCAAGAGCACCAATACCAATACTTCTCTCTCGCTGAGCGGAGTATCTAGCACGACTAATAGTGTCAGGAGCGTTATCAATAAAATATGTAAGAACATTATCCAACATTTCAGCAACGTCATGCAAGAAATTGGCATCTTTATTCCACTCATCATAGGTCTCCAAATTAAGTGATGATAAAC